GGGCCGATCCTTGTTTGCCAGTGATGCGCCGCTCAATGGCTCCATTGATGAATTCCGCATTTACAACCAGGCCTTGAGCGCCCCGGCCATCGCCGGGAGTTACCGCCACGGCCCCAATGCGGTGCCGGCCAAGCCGTAAAGCCGTAACGGTCCAGTAACAAGATCTTTCACCCGAACTCCGAAGTGGGCAATGAAATCGAACAGACCTGCCGCGCGCCCAGCGCGGTAGGGCGCGTCACTCCGTGCGCGCCGCGCCTGCAACCAGCCGGTGCAAAATTTCCCAGGCGTCCCCTTCCCGACCCACTGTCGATCAAGACCTTTCTCGAGTTTCCCGTCCGAACTTCGGAGTTCGGGTTTAACTGGATGCTTCAGGCTTCTGGCCGGAGAAACGGGCGGCCGCTTATTTCTGAAAACGCTTTTGCAGCTTCTGGGTCAGCTGATGGCCGAGGTTGATGGCGGGCACTTCGATCAGGCGATACGTGACGGCGGCGGCAGCGATGGTGGCGGCGGAACTGACCAGCAATGTCAGGATAAACAGCCCCGGCCCGGTGCTGAGGCCGCAAAGGTTGCCCAGCCGGACCAGCGGCGGCAACAGGCAGAGCAGGATGATGAATTGGAGCAGGTAAACGGAATACGACACCCGGCCCAAAAAGACCATGAATTTGTGGTTTAACCACGCTTGCAAGGACGGGCTGCTGAACACGGCCAGCAGGATCAGCGCGCAGCCCAAGCTGGTGGCCACCCAGCCGATCTGGCCGGGCATGCGCTGGTTGGGATAGACATCGGTGATCGCGCCCCAGGCTTGATAGATCACCAAGCCAAGCAACAACAACAAGCCTTTGGTGAACCGGTTTGGGGGCAGGCGTTGCACGGCCTGCGCCCCGTATCGGGCCAGCACCGCGCCAATGACGAAGGAGGAATAGTAATGGCCGGTCTCGGTAAGAAAGGGGAAAACCGCTCCCAGCAGGAGCAACCATGGCACGCCTTTGCGCAGGCACAGCAGAAAGACAAACAGGGGGATCAAGGCCGATCCCTTCAGCTCCACGCCCAGGCTCCAATCCTGAACCAGCAATTGGCGGGCGGGGTCGTACAGCCGGAAGGCGCATTGGCGGAGGAAGTCGCCGAGGGTCATCGGGGCCTGCCAGAACGAGTTTAGCCACGGTGAGATCGGCGGCTCAGTGGCGAACGGATGAAACCAATATTTTTTGGCCAGGAGGCTGAGCAGGAAAATGCTGAACCAAGGCAGCCATGAATCTGCGCGCGCGACTTCACAAGGGCGGAATTATACGGATGGAGTCAGAACTACCCGGAAAACAAAGGGAATTTGAAGGATCACGGCCGGGTCAAAGCCGGAACGGTGGTTTCACAAGGTTTGGGGGCGAAAATGGCCTAATTGAAATGGTTTGTAGTCACTTTTAGAGCAAATGAAGCTCGCCCTGGACGGTTTTAACGGGGCGTTTAAGCTTCCTTTTAGGGGCCTTTAACAGATTGGCGGCAGCGGCCATTTCCCGGGTTGAGTCGGGGGCCTGGGCAACTGGCAGGCGACCGGCCACCAAAAGGGCATGCTCGGCCAGGGAGCGGGAGGATTTGGCCTCCTGGAAGATTTCCTTCCAATGGATTTTGAAATGGCTCTGGATCACGCGGCCGAGCCAGGCCGGACGATACTTGATATTGCCCGTATTGCCCTGTTGCAGGGCGAGCATGATCGTCTCCATGAAGATCTCCTTGAACCGCGCATCCGGCAACCGCACCCCGGCATCATCCAGCTCCTTTGCCGGCCACAAAACGACCCACAGCAGCAACCGGCGCTTATCCTTGGTGAAGCCAACCCCATCATCCCCATAAAACTTGCGCCGGATGAAATCTAGCAGGTCGGAAGTCAGGTCTTCAGAGGGTTTCATATCAGAACGGCTCAGGGATACGGTCTTTTTGAGCAGTATCAGCCTTGCAGATGGCACAAGCGCAGGGAACGCAGGCGGCCAGCTTCATTTGATGGATGGTCAATGGCTCAACGCCCTGCAAATGGACATAGGCCGGCACCAGGACGTTTTCATTGCGCTTATCATTCAGGCGGGCGGCCAGGGTATATTGGAGCTGCTCTAATTGACTGGGCCAAACGCGCATCCGCTTTTGCTTCACGTCCCACTTGCGGATCGGCGCCGCGTCCAGGTCCATGATCGTGATGTCCCGGACCGGCCGGTCAATCTTCCACCAACGGTTTTTATCGGCCATGATCTCGGTCATATAGGCGCGGACATCCGCCACGTACAACTCCAGGCACGGCACCAACTCAGTCAGAATCTGATTGCGCAGGACGCGGGCCTTGTTAATGGTCAGATCATCAGCCTCCCGGGCAGCTTGGAGACTCACGCCGAGCAGGACGCCCAATTCCTTCATGAGCTTGGTGCATTCGTCAATCCGCTCGATTTCATCGGCACTGGCGATGGGCCGGCCAATTATCTCGCCGAACTTGGCCAGGCGCAGATCGCGATCGCTTTGCTTCCAGCCGCGATTTTTGCAGACCCGGCCCCACAATGTCATGATGGCAACGCGCTGGGGGGCGGTGATGGTCATATATTTCTCTCCCAAGGTTCCAAGTAAACCAGACCGGCCAGGGCGAACACATCGCGCTCGGAGGTCACCCTCTGAATCTGGCCGCGATCATCAGTGAAGCCGGGGCCATAAGGGTTCCATTTCCAACCCTTGAACTGGGCCGCGCCGGCAATGATGGTATTGCTCGCCGCGCTGCCGGTCCGGCAGACCAGGTAATTGAACCAGTTTTCCTCCGAGGCGGTGAAGAAATCCACCGGGATGCCGCTGGCGGAATGGATGGCCAGCTTGTTTTTCTCGCCCCAGATCACGGAACCATTCACGTTCGGACGATGCTGGATGATGCCGGCCGTCAACAGGCGTTCCAAAGTCTCATCTGCCAGGCTGACATTCGTTTCATAGAACAGATCCACCACGCGCCTGGAAAATTTCGGAATGAACAAAACCTCCACGTCTCCCACCTCCAATTTACGGCAGCAAATCATCATGGACAAATTTCCAGACGCTGGAGTTTTTGTCCTGGCGCATGGGTGAATCCGGGGCCGCCCAATCGCGCCAGCGGTAGGGCTTTGGGATGGATGATTTGAAACGCAGCCCCAGCGCCTCCGCTTCCTCGGCCTCGCGGTTTTCCTGCTCCTCAAGGATTCGCAGAAACAGTAGCCACGTCAGTTCCGGCACATATTGCAACGCCCCGGCGCAATTGCTCCGTCGCATGATGTCGCAAATGGATTTCACCGCGCCGTTGACCGATTGTTGCGAGCCGTGGCGCTTTGTTCCATTCAACTTGTTTTCAGTTTGTGCCATAAGCAGATGAAGTTACCAAAGCCTGTTCTCCGTGGACAATCCAAGATCAGAATAAATCATTTCCAGATGCGTGCGGTCAGCAGGCCAGTGCTTTGGAACGAGGTCGGGATGATTGGCGATTAGAAAATAAAGCGCCAGAACGGACGGATGCCGGTAAAAAAGCGCAAGTGGCGCACGTTCCTTCACGCGGCCGGCAATAAAATCATGTTTGTGGAAAAATTCATCGAGCGATTCCGGAGTGATGGCCGTTACCTGCTCGCGGTAGGGGTCAAGCAGTGAATAGGACAGGCGCAAATCAGGGATTGGCGTCAGTCCTATTTTTGCCTGATACACGCTGGCGGTTAATTCATGGACGCGCCGCAACTCCGCGCTTGCCGCCTGCACCTTCGCGTTCGCAAAAACAAAAATCTCATCCGTCGCCTCCACCAGCGCCGCGCTCTTGGCGATTTGCCGGCTGACTTCGCGGTCAACCGCGAACAAAGTTTTGTAAGTCGTATCGTGTGCAAGCTCGGCGTAAGCGTGCTGCAAAAGTGTTCGCACTTGGATTTCGCAAGCGATGTCCACCGGCACGGTCACGCCGCCACACTCCAAAGGTTTCTTGGGATGCGCAATATAATGAACCGATTGGTAGTCAAAATGGTGGGGGCGCTCAGCGCGCTCGGCCTCAAAATCACGCGCCTTTTCTGCTTCCCAAAGCTCGCATCCTTCAATGACATCCTCGATTAATTTCAATTCAGACAAAAGCAGCACGACAAACCGGACGCCTACCTTGTCGGTTATTTGATCCAGTGGTCGTTCGTAATCCTTCCCGCGCCGGAGTGCTTTTGCCAGAAACGAATCGGTTGCCTTCACACGCGGCTCGACGGGAATTTTTAGAAATTCGGCCAAGGGTTTTGTCAGCCCCGGCGCTTTTTCCAGACGCGACAAAACCTCCTCTTTTACCGTGCTGCCCCATGCGGCAAGCAACGGCTTTTGAGCTTCGTAAGCAGATTTTAATTCCGCCTCGGTCACGTTTGGGCTTCCAACTCACCGTTGATCTTGAGTGTCGTCCAACCGTCCTTGGTTTCCACAATTTTAACCACATCGTTAAAATTTTCTTCCGGTGCCGAAATGCGAACCTTGGACGAAAAAAACATCCGGCGCACCTGCAACTTGCGGCGAATTTGGTGCGTGTTCTTGGAAACGTCGCGCGCGGGTAACCCGGCCTTTTTGACGCGGACAAAATATGTGTCGTGCATCGGCTTCGGCAGATACCGGTCGGCAAAAGTGCGTGGATTGATGATGTTGTCCTGCGACTTCAAATACGAAACCAAATGATTTTTCAAATCCACACGCTCCTTCGTCGTGAGTTTCGCTTCATCAATGTGCTTTGACGTTTCTTCGTAAAACACTCTGGTCAGGCGCTGCGAATTGTCAGCCAGCTTGTTTTTCTCGCCCCAGATCACGGAACCATTCACGTTCGGACGATGCTGGATGATGCCGGCCGTCAACAGGCGTTCCAAAGTCTCATCTGCCAGGCTGACATTCGTTTCATAGAACAGATCCACCACGCGCCTGGAAAATTTCGGAATGAACAAAACCTCCACGTCTCCCACCTCCAATTTACGGCGGCGGAGGGAACCCGCCACGATCAGGCGATCAACCGAGGGCCTCAAGGCCCGGCACAATTCCGCCGCCACTTCCATGGCGGCCGCCCGGGGATATTTTTTCTTGTTGCTCATGGTCAATTGGATGGTGGCAACGGTTTGGTCCAGGCCGGAACATAAATCACAGATTGAACCCCCATTGTGCGGGCCTGATGGGTCAGTTTCACGGCGCATCCTCCTCCCGGATCTTCGCGCAGCTCTCAAAGCGTGTATACTCTTTCAGCAGCGTCAGATGGATATAGCCGGTCGGGCCGTTGCGTTGTTTGGCCACCAGCAGGTTGACCGGGATCCCGTCGTGCTCCGCCGCCAGATCATCATCCTCGGTCTCGGGCTTGTACAGCATCCCCACCAGGTCCGCATCCTGTTCGATGGATCCGGACTCGCGCAGATCCGAGAGGCGCGGTTTACGGCTCTTATCCTTTTCCAGTTCGCGGTTCAACTGGCTCAGGACAATGATCGGCACGCGGAGTTCCTTGGCCAGGGCTTTGAGGCCACCGGAAATTTCGGAAATCTCAATCTGGCGATTCTCCTTGCCCTTGCGACTGCTGGAGTTGAGCAACTGGAGGTAATCCACCACAAACAGCTTGATGCCGTGCTGTGCGTGCATCCGGCGCGCCCGCGCGCGGAGCTGGAGGATGGACAGGCCCGCGCTGTCATCTATATACAGAGGTGCACCATTGATGCGCGCGGAGGAGGCCATCAGCTTGGGGAAATCGGCCTCATTCATGAAGCCGTCGCGGATATTGCGCAGGTTCACCCGGCCCACGGAACACATCATGCGTAGGATCAGGCTCTCGCCGGGCATCTCCAAGCTGAACACGCCCACGGGCAACCGCAGATCCAGCGCCACATGTTCGGCGATGTTCATGGCCAGCGAGGTTTTGCCCATGCTCGGCCGGGCGGCGATGATGATCATCTCGCCCGGATGCAGGCCATCGGTCATTTGGTCCAGGTCCGTGAAGCCCGTGGCCAGGCCGCTGATCTCGCCCTGGCGATTGAACATGTGCTCAATGGTTACCAGCCCGGATTGCACCAGGTCGGAGAGTTTGCGCGTGCCGGATTGCGCGCGCGAATCGTTGACGTGGCTGATCTCCTTTTCCACCTCGTCCAGGAGCTGTTCCACGTCGCCCTCAAAATCATTCACCCGGCCCACCACGCCGGCACAGGTCTGGACCAGCCGGCGGAGCATGAATTTCTCGCGCACGATGCGGAGATAATAATCCAGATTGGCGGCGCTGGGCACGGCATCCTGAACCTGGCTCAAATACGCGATGCCCCCGATCTGCTCCAGGAGCTGACGATCCTTTAAGTGCTGTTGAACGGTGATTAAATCAATCGGCGTGCGCGCGTTGAACATCCCTGCCAGCGTTTCGTAAATGGTCTGATGCCGCAGATCGTAGAATGCGGCCTGGCCGTCATCCTTCAGGGATTCGACACATTGGCCGATGCAGGTATTGGGATCCACCAGGCAGCAACCCAGCACGCCCTGTTCGGCCTCCAGGCTATGCGGCGGCAACCGGTCGCAACTGGCCGGCGCGGTCGCGCGCACGCGGCGGGCGCGCTTCAGGTCAACTGGGGTGGATTCGTTCATAACTGCCATTTGCCCAGAAATTGCGATTTGATTTCCGATGCAATCCTTTCCATCCGCTGTTCAATTTCCCTGCGAAAGCTTGGGTGGGCAAAAAGCACCCCATCGGCCATAAACATCCGTGGAACATAACGGATGTTCTGTTCGCGCTGGGTCCACTTTGCCCGCTTGCGCTTGTTTTTCGTCCTCGGGAAACGAAATTGGATGCGTTCCACAACCGCCATTGAATAGAAAATTTTCATGATCGGTTAAACGCCGCTCTCCATGACCGCGTTTATGAGTAGGTGTCTCATGATTGCACCTCCAGCATCCCATCCTTGAACGCCCCCTTGACTCGCCCCCAATGCTCGACCAGCAACCACTCAAGGGCCATGCCAGGCTTTCCTGACAGGGATTTGAAAATGATCATCCCGCCGTATTGGACGTAATTGCCCGGCTTGGCGTTCTCCCACCCATTTGGATCTGACAGGCGATCCAATGCTTGTTGCGCCTCGCGTGCCAGTCGCTCAGCGGACGGCGGCCAGCCAGAACGCGTCCATTCAGCAAAGCTTTCATTGATCGGGATGGGCTCCCCCACTTCCCGGCACCAACGCCAACCCGCATCATGAAAGGCTTTGGCCAGCCGATCCCAGTCAGGGATGATGATTCCCGCCTTGACTGGCATAATCGGCCCTTTCAACGGCGGCACATCCGCCAGATCATAGCACCATTCAGCGTCACAGTTCATGATTCCACCTCGCTCTTCGCCTCGCCCAGGGATTTCTGGACCAAGGCTTCGATGTCATCATCATTCGCACGCACGACGGGTTTGTCGGCGCCGGAAACGATGTTGCAGCCGAGGCGTTGGAGCAGCTCGCGCGGGAGCTTTTTGAACGCGGTCTTGATGATGCTCACGGAGCGATCGAGAACCGTCTCCGCCTGTTTGGCCGGCAATAGCTTTTCAATGCGATCCACCAGGATGGTGGTCTCCGGCATGGTGATGGCATCCTGCTCCTTGACGAAGCCCACGATGATGCCGCTGAACTCCACGGTCTTGGGCTTTTTGAACAGGTCGCGACACGTCTCCAGATTGGCGACCAGGGTCGCGCGGGTACTGGCACAGGCGCCTTGCAGCTCGCGGATGGTTTGATCCAGCTCGCGCGTGGCGAGGCGGATGGTTTTCTGGCGCTCCTCAAATTTCCGGCGCAGTTTGGCACGGTCCTCGGCGAGCTGACGGCAGTTTTCGGCAATAATGGCTTGGCTCATGTTATTCTTTCGATGGTTGCTGCTGGATTGTGGCCCAGCGGCGGTTTTCAGATTCGATCAATTGCTGGACGTTCTCTTCGGCATCCTGGCTCTGGCAGGCTGCCAGCCGCGCTTCCAGTTCGCGCAGCCGGGCTAAATGTTGGGTTTCATCATTCATAATTCATCCTTCTTACTTGGCTGTTGGCAGTTCCGGGCAGGCCGCTTCATCCACGGCGCGGCGCATGGCCGCGAACCATTCCGCCGGGAGCATCTTGCGCGTGATGGGAGCCGGGATGAAGTTGCAAGCCAGATGCCCGCAGCGCGGACAGGCCACATTGGCTTGCGTGATCGCCTCATAACTCATGAAGACGACATCGTCGCAGTGATCGCAGAACCAATGGCCTTTGGCTTTCATTCGGGATATGGCGACGACAGCGCCGAGGTCTTGCGGCCTGCGCGGCGGGCATGGTAGGTTGTGAGGCTCATAAATTCACCCATTGCGCGGCCATGGCGGGTTAGTGGTAGCGGGCTCATATGCCATCACCATCAATGAATCCATGGCCGCACCATTGGCATATATCCCTC